AATTTATCACGACACTATCAACGATTCCAATGTCAAGGATGTGGTAAATGGAGCAGATCAGTGAAATCAGAACAAGTTACAAAAGAATCAGTTATCAGCATATAAGGAAAATTATGAACATTCAACAATTATGTGAGCACATGGTAGGCAAAATGGTAGTAGAAGCAGAAGCCTATTACGGTGAAGACGTGCTTATTATAATGTTAGATGACGGAAGCCACATCGAAATTAGTGGTGATGGGCTGTCCGTTTATTCTGAAGTACCAGAACTAGACGATTAAACCCCTCTAAAACGCATTTTAAGGGGTCTAGAACGCATTATTTCTATAATTTGATACCTACCTATTACTCATCATCAAATCTATCTAAAATAGCTTCAACTTCTGGTGGTGTTACAACATCTTCGTCTTTAACTATTTCTAATAGTTTATTTTTATACCATTCAGACTTGTCTAAATCTTCCTCAAACTTGCCTTTAAAAGGGTAGCGTAAGTCATACTTTAACTTACAACCTTTTAGGTATCCAATGAACTCTTCTTTTGTCAAGCGACTTTCAATGACATCTATTGCTTCTATACCACCTACTAAGTAATGCTTTGGATGATTTACATTATCCATATGATTCTCCTTTTAAAATTTACCTCTTAAATACTTTAAGATTCCGTAATGATAACCACGCATTGTGCAATCTATCAAGGTATAGTCATACAATAATTCATCTATACGTCTTCTATTCCATGCACTATGGAATTCTATAAGAAATATTACTGGTTGTACAGTCAAGCTCTCTAGTATCTCTATCTCTGCACCTTCAGTATCTATTTTTATGATGGCACACTCTGGCAAGTGTTTAGCAGACATTACTTTAACTATTTCACCATCTGCTCTTTGCTCTTTACCTTGAAACATACTAGCTTCACCACAGTTATGTAGTCCATAATACATCATGCGTTCACCATCTTCTTTACCTATAGCAAAGTTTTTAATGGCTATGTCAGTTCCTGCTGTATTTTGTCTTAATAAATTATAGTTAGCTTTTATAGGCTCATAGCAATCTATCTTTGGTTTATCAAAGTATTCATGTGCCCATACTGCAAAGCCACCTACGTTAGCACCTATGTCTATAATATAAGGGTTTTTGCCTATACCTTCTATAGCATATTCACCTTGAAATATTTTTCCTACATGGCTAATCATGTCATTAGGAATTATCATTTTCCAAAATCTTTTTCTGTTAGTATTGGTCTATCTTTTTTAGCATCTTTAAGCATCATCTCTAATCTATCTATAATTTCATCTTTAGTATCGCCCATAACCTCATCACGCTCACAATAAGATCTTGGTTTACCATCATCATGATAAAAAACCTCATTAAGTGTATAGTAAAATTCCCCTGTTCTAGGACATTTACTTTTCATGATTCTATAGTTCCAAGTCATCTTCCACCTCCAGTTTAATTTTGCCTACATATTCCATATCTTTTGTTGCGTAGTTTTTATCAGATGTTATATTTATTCCACCAATATCTTCATACAGATACAAATATTGTGGCTTTTTAACTGTTAGTTTATACCCAGCCTTCCATGCTTCCCACATCTTCTCATCATCATACTTTAATGACGCTAGTCTAGGGCTTTGTAGATATACTCTTTCATACCACCATGTAAACTCTTCGTTTAATTCAGGTTTCATATTGTTCTCATTTATAGTATGTTTGTTTTTTTTAAGAACACTTTTATGTATGGTTTTTTCATACTAACCTTCCACTATATTGATAAGTTCCCGTATGGACTAATTGTGTCCATGCTGCACCATGCACCTTGATGCCATTATCACGAGCAAGTTTACAGAAATGGTAGTCTTCAGATAATAAATGACCTTGCTCATCTATACTTGTTGCAAAGTATTCAGTAATCTTGTCACCTAGATCAGAGTTATCATTTGTGTCATTCATGTTATGTAGATATGATGGACATTTGTCTTTTAGTTTGTCGAAAACTTCACGTTTTATCAACATAAAGCCTGTGCCACCATATTTAATTTCAAATGGTTTATCTGTAGGAACTAATTGCTTTTCCTTTTCTTCTATTGTGCTAACAACATATTCACCAGTAAAGTATTTAAGTTGATTTTCTGGAACTTTCTTTTCTATAGCAAAAGCTACACCATTCCAATTAATTTCTTTTTTAGGATATAGTCCACAAAGAATATCTACATCAGCATCCAGCATCTTAAAGAAGTGTTCTGGCTCAAAACTAATATCAGCATCTATAAACATCATGTGCGATGCGTCACTTTTTAAGAAGTCATTCACAAGTGTATTACGACCACGAGTAATAAGGCTTTCGTTATAAAGAAAAGAGAAGTATGCGTCTATGTCTTTAGAGATAAGCCATGCCTGTAGTTTAAGCATAGACTCAAAATAAGTGCCATAACATAAACCTCCATACATTGGTGTTGCTATAAATAAGTTTGGTTTAGTTGCCACCGTAAGCCTCCGTTAGTTTTTTGCTATCATATTTTTTAACATTAGTTACTTTTACAATATTTTTGGTATCTGGTATTAATGGTGTTATCGTAACATTGTGAAGCTTTAATTTAAGGTCTTTTAACCATGAAAGTTCCGTAGGTTCTGAAGTCATAAGACCAGACCATACAAGTTTACCTGTGCTATCAAACTCTTCTACAAGCCATGCTAACGGTTTCATTAATAAAATACCATCCTTCCTATGTGGACTACTTTCTTTTTATTCCAAATAAATTGCATATCTATACTATCATCATGAAAATACAAGCTATTTGCAACTGGGTTAGCATACTTCTTAAAAACTAATGTGTCAAGTACAAGTAATTGAGTTTCTAAAAAGATTTTTTGATCGGGTTTAGATTGCTTACCATTTACATAGTTTTCTACCCCTATGAACTGCCCACGACTATATACAACCTCACAAGCATCTTTGCCAAATCTTTTAGACCTTATTCTATTGGCAATCACATGAATAACTCCTAGTTTTTCTTGTAGTGATTGTGTATTGACTTCTGTATAGACTGCTGTAGCTATACAATGAACGTCATGCTCTGTCAGTTGCATGTCCATTATGGTTTGTAAACATTATACACAAGTGGATGAATAACATCTGCACCTATAATATCTATTATCTTTTTTCTAATAGAATCTTTATGCACGTTTACTACAAAACAACATGAATCTAATAATTCGCTATTAGTAAACAACCATTTAATAGCGTCTATTTTGTTTTCAAAATTAATCTTATGATGATACTTCATATTTTTAGTACCTGATTTATTAGGTGCGTGTCTATATAAAGCATCTTCTACTGCTTGCGTTAGTATACATGTTAGCAATTTACCTTCTGGGGTATGTGCCAACACACTATTGTCATCAAAATCTATAATCTCTTCCATAATGTCTCCGTATTTTCATTAGGGTAATATAAATATTTCTTACTTGCTTTTGTATTGCAAAAACAGCATAATTTGCTAGACAAACAATTTTGTATGTCATAAACAAGGAGCAAACTATGTGGACATCACCATCAGCAACTGAAATGCGTTTTGGCTTTGAAGTAACTATGTACGTTATGAACAAGTAATAACATTTAGAGAGGGTGTTCCTAAAAAGGAACATCCTCATCTACTGCTGCTTGTTTAGGCTTAACATCACCATCTTTTAGTTGTACAGATCCACTAATAAACTTACCTTTAGCACTTTCTCTAATCCAGCCACTAATTCTAAATTCAATACCATCTACGTTAGCAATACCTGTGTAATCTGGTCGTTTAGGATTGTCACCTTTGTCATTCTTAAATAAAGTAAACGTGTTTGTGTTGTCATATTCTGCCATTTTATTTTCCTTGTGTTTTATAAAAATTTGCTACTGTGCTACCTGTAAAGTTATCAGGATTACGTTTAATTAACTGACCAATAACTTTATCCAACTTTTCCATTTGCTTCTCTTGCTCTTCAATATCTAATGAATGAAATGTTTCTGCATGTAATCCACTAGACGCTTTAATTA